AGCGATGGCTATCAGCCGTGCTGCTGCCGTGGTCATCGGCTCACTACGAGTCGAGTTGCAGTATCGCCAAATGCGCGTAGAGAAACCGGAGATCGAGTTCATGGATTCGCACAACGTCCCTGCTCTGGCACAGAGCGGGGGAGAGAAAACATCACCGAAGGAATCAAACTCATGAATGGAACTGAACTTAATGATGCCACAGCGCCCCGCTCTATTGACCAGCAGCAGGCTTGTTCGGCCTTCCTGCGCACGATCAACGACGACCTCTACACCGAGCCAGTATTCACCGCGCTGGACGACTGCTATGAGCAAGGGCAAGCCGCAAGCTCACAAGGATTCAGCCGCGATCAAAACCCGTATCCCAAGGGCACCGCCCAACGGGAATGGTGGGACGGCGGACACTGCAACGAAACCGATGAACTTACCGGAGAAGCATGAGCACTGGAGAAATCATCATCAATGCAATCATCCGCGCTGCCGCCGTTGAGTCTGCTGTGGTAACTGAAGGCGGAATCGTCTTTGTGTGGGCGGCAAACGCTGCCGAGCAAATCGAAGCCGCGATTACAGAGGCAGGCTACGAACTGAGGCCGAACAATGAACAGCAATAAGCGAGAAACCGCCGAGCACGTTGAACTACTGCGCAACAGGGGCCTGCAATGGAAACAGGTAGGCCTCGAAGTTGGCATCAGTGACAAGGTCGCACGAGAACTCATCAACTGGCTGCGCCGCGAGCGCCACCATGAGACGCAGTGGTATAACGGCATGTCGCCGGAGCTGCGCCGCGCCGTGCTCGCCAATTCCATCAAGTCGAAGGAAGACCTTGCGGGCCGGAAGCAGAAGTATGGAGACCAGCTTCGCTTCTCATTGAAGAACTTCGGACCCAAACTTGACCGGGAGCTAAGCGAATGGATGACCCTCCATATTACAAGCTAGTCAGGACCAAGAATCCGGGCCTGTCTGAACTCGACATCGAGCGCTCCATCCTGCGTTCGTGGAAAAGAGCGTGGTCGGAAAGTCCTACCACGGGACCATACAACCACACTGACATCTACAACTTCCATCCGAGGTTGACGCCGGTGCATGTAACCGGCTGGGCTCAGCACATGCTGCGTTACCAGAAACTCATGTTCCCCAACCTGGAGATCAATCCGTGGAACGTCAAAATGTGGTGCGACCTCGACAGGAACACCTTCTCCAACAAGCGCAAAATCTCCAACTACATCGGGTCCAAGAATTCAGGCAAATCGAACTTCTTCGCCGTGATGATCCTGCTGCTGGTCAGCATCGACCCGGACTACAGCCGAGGCTTCGTGTCAGGGCCCTACAAGACCGCTGCTGACGCCACCATCTGGGGCCGCATCGAAACCCGCCTCAACCAGATGAAGACCGCCGCACCAGGGGTGGCTGGCAATGTCCAGTTCATCAGCTCGCGTGGAAGGGTGGTGTTTTCCGAGAGCTCCGGGGAGTCCGGCTACATCGAGCTGATCACCCTGGACAAAGTCGGCAAGCTCCAGGGCACCAAATCGCTGGACCCCGACCGTGGCTGGCTCATTCTAATTTGTGATGAAATCGCCGAATTCCCATCCGCAGCTCTACTCGACGCTCTCGACAACCTCACCGGCAACCGCAATTTCATCTGCCTCACCGGATGCAACTTCAAGAACATCGAGGGACTCGAAGGGGACCTGTGCAGGCCGGAAGGCAAGGAATACGCCGAGCTCAACCCGGAGACGGACCACGACTGGCCCTCCAACTATAAGAGCTGGACATTTCGTTATGACGGGCATCAAAGCCCCAACATCCTCGCTGGCGAGGTGGTTTCAAAATACCTCCTTCAAGAGGACTCTCGAAAGGACATGGAAGACATTCACGGTCTTTTTGGCCCTAAATATCTTGAGCAGATTCGGTCGTTTCCGAACTCCTCCATGTCCGACTACTTTGTCACAACCCGCGAGAAAATCAGAGCCGGAGGCGGCTACGACTCTTTCGTGTGGGAGGGGACTCAGCCAAGAGTGTGCGCTTTCTGCGACCCAGGATTTGGTGGTGATCCATGTCGAATTGGGGCCTTCCGATTCGGCGTCGCCCGCCTCCAATCGGTCGATGGTTCGTGGCACACGTCGCACATTTTTGAACCGGTCGGCTCGCTCGAAACGATCAAGATCGACACGACCATGATCGCCGACGAGGCATGGCGCTCTCGCGTCATCGAAGTGGCCGGTCCTGATTCGATCATCCGCATCGGTGCGCCAGTCACAGCCGAACAACAGATCGCGGTCAACTGCGCTGAGTTCCTCGACCGACATCAGATTCAGCGATCCCACTTTGGCTATGACGGTTCCATGCGCGCCTCCATCGTGCATGAGATGGTCGCCATGCTTGGCACCAGCGTCATCTCCATGGATTTCGGCGGCAACCCCACCGAGCGCGAGATCGACGCCAAAGGAACGCTCGCCTGTGACGCCTACAAGAACTTCGTCACTGAGATGTATTTCCAGTTCGCCCTGGTAGTCCAGGCCGGTCAGTTCCGTGGTGGCGACAAAATACCTGCGGCCATTGCTCAGATCGTTCGCCGTCCGTGGTCCAACGTCGGCAACAAAAAGCAGATCATGCCGAAGCATGAATACAAGTCACAGAACCAGGGCCGGTCGCCGGACGATGCCGACACCGTGGTCGGCGGTCTCGAAGTAGCGACGCGTCTCGGCTTCCGCGCGGTAGAGCACAGGCACGGCAGCACTCAAAGCGTTGACTTCTCGGGATGGGCTGAGAAACTTAGATCGTTGCCAATTTTTTCCAGAAGAACCTCCAAGCCTCTTAACAAACCATGATCGGACCAGCAATCAAACAATGGCAGAACCGGCCAGTCCCAGGCGGCTGGGGTTTCATCTACAAGATCGGTGAACAGCAGTGGGCGCTCGATGGCCCAACGCCGCAGCGCATCGTTGATCAAATCGTGCAGATTCAGACCACCAACAGGGTGTTTCAAGGGGTCCGTCCGATCTGGGATATGTGCAATGAAATCTGGCAGAAGAAGGCCCCTGAGCGCGCCATCAAGTTCGAGAAAGTAGTAAAAGATACTAGGTCGGCCGTCCCATTGCGCGGACACTGGGAGTTTGGACCTGAATCCTTCGGACCCATCCTTTGGTTCTGGCTCCACTCCTTTGGCATGAAGTTCGATCAGCAGCACTGGAATGCTGCCATCGAGCGCATCACCAGCATCCTTGATCCCAAAGAGAGCCCTCTCAACGGGTGTGACCGCTGCTTCCTGGAGTGGAAAGCCATCATCGGCACGGAGAAGCCGTTCGAGGTGAATGATGAGAAGAGCGCGGCTTTGTGGACCTTCAATGTTCACAACCGGATCAACAAAAAGCTCGGGAAGCCGCAAGTCACATTTGCCTTTGCAGCACGCATGTTCGGATGGAAGGTTGATCTATGAGCATGAATATTTTCAAAAATTACCGTGAGATGCTGTCAGAGGCCGACCTGCTTCTTGATGACGATGTCCATGATGCCGAGGATCGCAATACCATCCAGTCGTTCTACAATGGCATCGAGACGATGTCGGAGGACGACGCAAAAGAGACCGGAGCGCGCAACATCATCAATCACCTGCTCGGCTATGACTCGCTTGCTACAGCGCAGAGACAGATCGAGTCGATCTACACCAAAGGACGATTCCTCTGGAACATTGAGTTGAAGAACTTGCCGCCCGACAAGGCCCATCTGCGCGGCAAGTGGGAGGCATGTGTTCGTGAGAAGTTCAATGCAGCCATCAAAAACAGCAGGCGCTTGAAGCCTGAATGGAAGACTTTGGCCGGTGAGATCACGCTTTTTGGCTCCGGGCATCTCTACTTCAAGGACAACTACGACTGGTGCCCCGTTGCGACGCGTCCATACGTCGCCAGAGGCTCCGGCATCCTCCCGGAGGAGCTTTCTCACATCGTCATTACTGATCACATGAACCTCGTTGACCTCAAGACTGCATTGAGGTCCTCAGAGAAGCGCAAAGAACTTGGCCATAAGAGCTACTGGAATGATCAAACGCTCAAAACGCTGATCGAAATGCTCGAAGGATCGCTCTCGGAAGCAACAAAGCCGTCTGTTATCGCCAATCACAAGCAGACGCTTGATGAAAATCTCGAAGAAAAGGAGATGAACTCGGCGTCTTCGACGATTTTGCGCACGCAAATTCCAGTTTACTACTTCTACCACCGGGTTGAAGACAGGAATGGCAATCCAACTGGCTACGATCTGGTCATTTTGCCTCGAATCACCGCACAACAGCAGGAGAGCATTCAGGAAAGCTCATTCCCGGTCCCTGATTACATCTACGACCACCCCGAGTTCTTCAAAAGCGCGCGTCACTTGGTCCATTCCTTCTTTGTGGACTGCAAAATTGGCGGAAAAACCAAGTGGCATCGCGTCATGGGCCTGGGTCGGCTCAATTACGAGCCCGATGTTGAGACGGAAGAGACTTTCAATGAGGCGATGGCCGGTGCGCGAGACAATCTGCGCCGTCTGTATGCAGTCAAGACTACTGCCGACTGGGATGTGCTCAAGACCTGGGCCTCCGGTGGAGGTCCGACCAATGTTTTGCCTCCCGGAGTGGAGATTGCCGACGTTGGGCGTCAGCCAAACTTCCAACATGCCATGGGTCCGCTCCAGCTGCTCATGCAGTTGACCCGAAAGAACGCCGCCACCACATCGGTCAACGGCCTTTCGGGCGGCGGTGACACCAATGAGCTTGAAATCAACGCCCTGGAGCGTCAATCACGCAATGCCGAGGCCCTTGCAGCCCGCATGAGCGACATTTACGAGACCATGGATGCCTTGGGGGTTGAAATCTTCCGCCGATTCCTCTCCGAAGATGCGATTCCAAGCGATCCTGGCTATAATGAGATCAATCTTTTCCAGAAAGAGCTGCGCCGCGAGGGCATTCCGATCTCGTTCCTGCGCAAGATGATCAATGACCAGTTTGCCAACGTTGAAATCCGCACTTCACGCGCGGCTGGCGATGGTAACACAGTCAAACGGGCCATGGCCAATGCCGCGCTCATGCAGCGGCTCTCATTGTTCTCCGCCGAGGCTCAACAGGTGATTCTGCGCCGCGTCACCGCCGAAGAAACGGAGGACTACGAGTTTGCCGAGACTGTGGTGCCCTACGAGCCATCCAGAGACACCAATCAAGTGGTCGTCGCCACCCAGGAGAACGACACCATGGACAAGCAGGGCATCATCAACTACGTGCCACCGCTCAACAAAGACGATCTTGATCCCATCCACCTCGATGAACACATGCGCTCGATGCAGGCCGACCTTGCTCGCGCCAAAGTGCGTCCATGGGATCAAGTCGATCTAGCTGCCTTCATGGTGAAGGGATCGCACTGCGCTCAGCACATCCAGAAGCTATCCGCCAACAAGGCGAATGAGCAGCTGGCTACCCAATACACCCAGCAGTTGCAGAAGATTGCCAAGCAAGGCCAGGAGTTCGCCAACAACCTCAACAAGCAGAACGAAGCTGCTGGAGCGCCGCTCAGCCAGAAGGATCAAGCTGATTTGCAGCTCAAGGACCGTGGTTTGCAGCTCAAGGAACGCGCTCAGGTCAAGCTGGAGGACCACCGAGCTGCTGCGCTCGAACTATCCAGGGAGAAAGCGGCCCTCAACGGCAACATCCAGGCTGGCCAGCTCATCCTTCAAGAGGATGGTCAGGCGCATGACCAGATGATGGATCGCACTGACCGCGTGCTATCCGCCCAGGACCGCGCGCTGGAGGCTGATAAACGCGCCCAGGAGCGCGCCCAGGGAAATGCGGAAAAGCAAACTCAACAACCGATGCCTAATGAGCCTACAGCAACTCCTGTCTGATCCAGAATTTACTTCCCGCTGGCCATACTGCTGGGATAAATTGAAGCCATTTTTCTTGCAGAAGCAAAGAGACTATGCAAGGGACAATAAAGGTGATCACACCAAGGTTGGATTGTTTGTCGAGTTCCTTGAGGAAGTCATGAGCGATCTCGAAACCCTTGAGGTTGATATTTCCATGAAGCCAAAAGCAGTTCGTAAACGACTCCACTCCTCACATCTATGAGCAAAAACATCAGAGAATTCGTGCCAGAAGGCAAAACATTCGAGCAAGCCATCTCTCGCGAGACGGCGGTTGTCGAAGAAAGAAAACCCGAACCAGAGGTAAAGCCGGTTGAAAAGCCTGTCGAACAGCCAAAGCCAGATGAGGAGTTCAATCTCGACGCTCGAATTGATCTCAAGACTCCAGAGAAACCAGAAGAGAAGCCGGTCGAGCAGCAGAAGCCCAAAAAGAACGAGGCCATTCGCGAGCAGCTTACCAAAGTGGTTGAGGAGCGAGATGCGGAGCGCAAGCGCCTAGCCGAAGTTGAGGCCGAGCGTCAGCGCATCCTCAAGGAGCATGAGGAGTTCAAAAAGAATGCTGACGAACGATTCAAGGAGCTGGAGCAGATCAAGGCCAATGCCACAGTCGGTGATCCGGCCAACCATCCAGAGGTCCGCAAGATTGCCGACCCCTGGAACTCCTCGGCAAAGGAATTTGCCTCTGACATGGCCGACCTGACCGGCGGCGAGGCTGATGGTATTTTTGCCATGATCCTTGGTGCCTCCAAGCAAATCTCCGAGCTTGAACCGAGCAGCGATGAATACAGGGCCGCTATGGCTGGTATTCGAACCAAGCTCAGCACCGAGCTTGGCGAGGGCGGGCTGCTGCAAGGTATGAAGATGGTCCGCGAGGGCGCTGGTGCCATCAATCAGATCAAAAGCATGGTCAATGAGATCAAAAGCGATCTACCGAAGTTCAGATTCAAGCAGGAGGCCGAATTCTATGGACGGGCCAAGTCTGACTATGACAAGATCGAAGCCAACCTCTTCAATCCCTCCCCGGAGACGAGGGAGGCTGATCCGTTGAACCAGTCCGTAGTCCTCCGGGCCATGATTGACGGCTCACCTGAGGTCAAGCAGGCAGCGGAAGCGATCAAATCATTCGCCCGTTTTGCCATACTTCCACCTCCGCCCATTGCCCCAGACGATCTTGAGGGCCTGGATGAGAGTGCGCGCAGCCAGAAGATTCTCTCCATTCACGACCGTCATCGCAAGGCTAATGAAAAGCTTCGCGGCGTCATCGCTGAGGCCCTTCTTGCTCGGCAAGTGCTTCCTTCACTATGGAAGCGCGTTTCTGAGCTTGAGGATGCGCTTGCTGGAGAGCGTCGCGCTATTCGCGGTCGGCCACAGCCTTCCATGGAGGAGCCAGCCCGTGCAGATAAGACCGTTGGCATTGAACAATTCCAGCCGGTCAACGCTGAATTGGACGATTTTAGAAAAGGGGCTTGACGGTTTCCAGCAATTCTGGCAGTTTCAAAGTAAGCGAAGCGGGAACCCACTGTGCAAGCAGTCCCGATGTAAGCTTTGAAACTGCCGAATGCGGAAATTGTGCGTCGCGACCACAACGGCAAGACAAAGTAAGGCCCAGAGGTCGCTGATGGGAACGGGAGATGGATGATCCATGTTTGGATCATTGTTTCTGTTTCAACATCAGCACTTACTACAATGCCCCGCCCTGACCCTTCTCAGTGCCGTCGAATGAAGACGGCCATTGCCGCCGAAGTCGGCAATATTCAAGGTATGGCCGAACGATTCATCGCTGAATCGAACGACTACCTCATCAACAAAATCCCCCAGGCTACCTATGATCCTTCGCTCGGCGAAGACCCAATCAAGGTCCGCTACTCCAGCGCCCCAATCGAGGAACGTGAATACGTTGAAATCCTCGTTTCCGGTGAGGAGAATGGCTCCATGGATGCCCGCAACTGCGGCGGCTCCAATGAAGGCATCAACACTTCCATCAACCGCAAGGGTGCCTACGGCTGTAATCTGCCCGGCCAAACCCTGCATGGTGGTTACGACGTCTTTCAGCGCGTCCTCAAGGGCAAGGCCTTTGAGACGGAGCCTGTCTGCGCGCTCGACCTGATCCTCAAGGCGCACTACAACGACTACATCCGTATGTTGCGGAACGACCTGCCAAAGCGGGCCGTCGAGCACTTCGGCTATTCGCTGGAGCGCAATGTCATTGAGTTCGCTCAATACAACACTGCCTGCGTCAACGGCTTCGTCACTGCTGCCGGTGCCTTCCCAGCCGCCCCCGAAGGTTGCCTCGATCTTGCCACCGTGCGTCGCACGTTCGCAATCCTCGAAGCCCAGGGCTGGACTGGTGCTCGCGAAATTCATACTTCGCACGCCGCGTTCGAGACCATGCGCCTCAACTACAAGAACAACACCGGCCTCACTCTTGAGGCAACGCTGGTGTCGTCCGAGACTCAATACCTGGATGGCGACACCCAGGCTGTTGACTGGGCTGGCATTCGCTGGGTGCTCAGCAAGCGTCCAACTCGCGGCTATCTCCGCACGGACGGCGCTGGCAACAAGGTGTTCGTTCCCGTCCGCCCAACCCGCGCTCGCGCTGGAACCGGTGCCGGTGTCGTGGTTGACATCAACGAAGACTACTTCGATTGCGAAACCTACTGCGACGGCGAACGCCACGAGCTGTATGAAGTGGGCTTCTATGTCCACCCAACCGCCGCTCACCGCGAGTCCTTCGCGATTCCACAGGTGGCTGACAAGCGGTTCAGCAACTCGATGTTCAACTTCGAGGTCCGCATGATTGATGGTGCCTACATCGACTGCAACGTGGACAACTTGAAGTTCTTCTTCCGGTTGATGCACGCCTACGCATTCGAAAGCACCATGCCGGAGCTGATGGGTGCCATCATCTACCGCGTGCAGCCTGATGTGATCTACGTCAACGCTCCTGCCGGTTGTAACCGTCCTTGCGACCTTAATCCAGTGGAAGTGGCCCCAGCCCTTCCGCAGCAGCTTGATGCGTGCAGCTATGCTGACCGCACCGACGACTGCGCTGGTGACGTTGCCCAGGCTCTCCTGCCTGTCCCAACTCAGGATGACCCAATCCCAGCGCCCGCCGCTGGCCTTCTGCGCTTCGTGAACGTTTCGGTTATCACCGAGACTGACGCTGGTAGCCTCAAGGTTTGGGTCGAGCGCGTTGGCGGCGTCGATGGCGCTGCAACCGTAACCCTGGATGCTGCCACTGGCGGTGTCGCTAACGTCGATGGAACGGCTGTTGCCGCCACTGACTTTACCGATCCCGGCACCGTGGTCCTGTCCTGGGCTGACGGCGAAGCTGGACGTAAGTCCTACACTGTGCCCATCCTTGCCGGTGGTGCTGGTGGAGTCTGGTTCTCGGTCAAGCGCACGCTCCCAACGGGAGCCACTTGGTCCGGCGACACCAATATTCGCGTGGACATCGACACGGCCTGCGACGTGCCATAAGCCGTTGTTGCTACAATCCGCCCGCCCCGGAGAAATCTGGGGCGGGCCTTCCCTTCAATCACCATGGCCGGAGCACTTAGGACCCTCAAATTTGCCACCAGACAGGCCGATATTCCTGTGTGCGTGGTGGTTAATCTCAAGTTTGCCGAGGGCGACCTTCGGGCAGAGTATATTTCTGGATCAGAAGTCCAAACCGGAGACGGAGCTTGGGCTTACGCCTTTCTGATCAACGAGCTGGACCTTCCGGGAGCGCTTACGCTGGCTGATGTCCAGAACTGCAACATCATCTCTCCATTCTGGGAGTGTCCAGAGGCCTCCGCTCCGTCCGAAGACGAGTGTCCGGCGCGGCAGATCATCTGCTTCAATGCAGTCGATGAGATCGAGGACCTTGGTGCCAACGACTACATCAGCGTCCTTCATTTTGATGAGACCTGCGATCAGTGGTGCTTGCGCCGGGTGCGCAAAAATATCTTTCAGCAAGAGCAGATCACCGTTCTTGACGCCTTGGACTATGAGGTCTTCCTGCCCGGCGAGGAGCTGACGGCTGGCATGACCTCTTACGTCACCCACATTCCACGCGATTTCAATCCCGAGGATGGCGCTCGCATGAGCGTTGCTCAAATCGGCAGTGGCACACTGTCCGTCAAATTTTACCTCAACGGAACGCCGTTGTTCGATGGTCCAATCACCCTGAGCGGTATTGACACCATCTCGCTGTCAAACTCAGCCTTTGATGCTGCATGGCAAGCCGCTATCCTTCCGGGAGGCTCTCGCCTGACGGTTGAGATCGAATCTGCAACCTACATTCCATACGGAACCAACTGGCAAGGAATCCATCTCGCGCTCCTGGGGAGGGCCGTGTAATGAAGTCAGGCAAGACCAAAGGTTTCGGCTCTATTCGGTCGGCCACAGCGGCACCATGTCCGTGGGCTCCGGCGCGCAATGGCCAATCTGTTGTCGGAAAGCCATGGGAAGGTTCCCTTGAAAAGAAGCCATGGGACTACGCCTGTGAGGCCGTGATCCCCGTGCTCGACACTCCTGACACGCTCGCCATCGTCATTGAGCTATTGAGGCTGCAAACCAAGCGGCCCTACATCATCGTCATCGACACCGGCAGCTCGCCAGAGTGCTTCGAGGCCATCAGCGCCATGCGCGCGCCCGATGTCGAGGTTCATTCTCTCCGGTTCAATGGTGTGCGCCATCCATCTGACTTTCCGGCCATCGCCATGGATTTGGCCATGTCCATGTGCAGAACTGAGTTCATGTTTTGCACCCATGCCGACGTCTTCCTTCGCCGCCGCGATGTGGTGGAGGAGATGCTGTCGATGTGTTCCGAGGAGGAGCCGGTGGTTGGCTACCAGATCACTCCCCGCGCCCATAAGGACTGGGAGGATATGGTCAGCCACACCTGCACCATGCTCCACATCCCAACGATGGACGCTATTGGCGCTGGCTGGAGCCTGCGCCGCTTGTGCAATAACCGCGAGGTTCAGCATATTCCCAACATCCTCGGCAATAACTGGCCCGACACTGAGATTCTGCTCAACTACATCATGTGGGAACACGGGCTGAAAGCCAGGCTTATTGGCAGTGAAGCCAACCATGCCCGCACCCTCGATGATCGAATCGACCACTGCCGCACGCTCACAGCTGGCAGGCTATACTCGCCGGTCTATGCAAAGGAGTGCCAAGACTGGGTCAATGACGCCATCTCTGAGGCGGCAAAACGCATCAACCAATGGAGGGCCGAGTCATGACCGAGGAGTCTGTAGATTGGGCTTTGACGAATGACAATACGGCGCTGTCCGACAGGATGGCGTTTGCTGAGTCCGTTGTTTTTGATGAGACCGAAAGCCCCAGCCTGCGCGCCAAGGCCGCTTGCTGGAGAACCTACCGCGCCCTCGAAGCCTCTGACTATGATGAGAAGTTCTGCAATGTGGCCTTTTCCGTCATCGGCAATGAGACGAATGAGAAGGCGAGGTTGCGCTGGAAGAGGTCGCTGATAATGGCTTGGTGCTACATCAAGATCGGACAGGGCGCTGACGTTCGTGGCTACCTATGGCAGATCAATGACTGGAACGGCTTAAAATACGAGGCGTCGTCAGCCCTGAACATGGCAAGAGCCATGTTGCTATTTGCCTGCTTTGAGGCTGCCGCCAAGGGTCCGGTAGTGCCGCTGGCGGTCGATTATCTCCACAACATCTGCCGGATCGCTGCGGTTCAGTTCAATTTCTCCAAGGCCCCAGATGTTGCTGGGTTCGAGTATGAAGCGCTCGCTCGCGTCGTTCGTATTGCCGTCTCTCTCAGGCCTTATCTTGGCCTTGATTTTACCGGCGTGACAGTCCCCATTGATCAGATCGTGGCGATTGAAACAGATCGCTTTTTCCGCGATGCTTTGAAGACCACCTTGAAGCGACTTGTTCAACAAACATAAACTCAACCAATATGGCTTGCGGATGCGGACGCTCTAACAGATCAAACTCGGCACCAAAGACGCCGGGCATTTCGTTGCGGAGTAGCGAGCCGCAAATCCAGCGATCACCGCGCCGGACTATTCGTCGCGTCATCAGAACCAATCACCACCACAGAAGACCATGACACTTTCAACTCATCTTCAAAACCTGCTCGACAAGGTATTGACGGCAGGCAACAACGCTGAGCTCATTCGATTGGCCAATGGCCGGGATGGTGTGGAGCAGGCTATTTTGGCCGCGATCCTCTCCGTCGCCGAATCGACCAGCTCCGGTATGCAGATTCCGGCACACGACTACTTCGTGGCAACCCGCATCGGCACCACCAACAACATCAGCACCATCACTTATAAGTCCGGCGGACCAGCTGGAACCGTGGTGGCGACGCTCACCATGACCTACTTTGGTGCTGGCGCTACCGACGATGACACTATCCAGACCGTCACCCTTACCCTCCCCTGATCATGTCGCTGCGTCTCATCAATAGAGTTTCGCCCGCCGGGGCGCTGGCTTCGCGTCCAGCCTTCCGTCTGGGCGGCTGTATTGTTGACGGCGCGATGACATTGGATTTCAACCGGTCCAATTTCAAGCTGGACCAGGGGCCGTCAATCTCACTTCCTCGGCCTGATGCCCCAACCTCGCTGGAGATCGCCTCATTCTCCGCTGCCCCAGGGCCGACCGGCGGGTCTCTTCGCCTTGAGTGGGCGGGAAGCCAGACGGCAGGCTTCAAGGTGTATCATAGCCTGTCATCTGGTTCGGGTTATACTTTAATCCAGTATGGCATTGATGCCAATTATACGGATGTCAGCGATCTATCCGTGGACGTCACTCACTACTTCGTTGTCACGGCTTCGGATGAGAACGGTGAGTCATTGTATTCGAATGAGGTCAGCATCAGCATTCCTGCTGTCAACACGGCCATTGCCTACATCAACTCGGCATCACCAAGCGGAACCCCGTCCCTTGGAGACCCTGACAATCCATTTGCCAGCGTAGATGACGCTCTCTCAGAGATGATCTCTTGGAGTAGCACCAATGCCGTCGAGCTGAACTTCCAGTCAAACTACTCTCCAGACATCGACTTTGATGCAGTTGGTGTTCCGTCGGCAATGCGGATCAATGGCATCACATTCAGCGGCCCAGGCTATGTGCTCGGGGCGGTGAAAACGAGCTCGGAAACCAAGCTGGTGTCAAACACCAACCTGCTCCTTGTCACCGCCACCAACGGCCCATACGCCCTCAATCTCTATGGTGACGGGCACTTCCAAGAGGTTCATCTCTCCGGCGCTCCAGGCGTTGCCGGAGTTGCTGGTGAAAGCCAGAATGCCAACGGCCCTGGCGGTGCCAATGGGGCCGATGGCGACAGTGGATACGCCTACGGCTACAATGGTGAAATTGGTCAGGCTGGCGGATACGCAGCGGGATCAGCAGGGTTGAACGGAGGCGACGGCGGCAATGCAGGAACGGTCGATCTCTATGGCAGCTTCTCAATCTACTCGATTACCGCTATCGGCGGCATCGGTGGTGACGGTGGAGCTGGCGGCAATGCCTATGCCAATGGCGGCAATGGCGGCAACGGCGGCAACGCTTATGACGACGGCTCGAATCCGGCTGATGGTGGTAGCGGCGGTAACGGTGGGGCTGGCGGCAATGCCATCGCGGCCAATGGTGGAAACGGTGGAAACGGCGGCAATGGCGGCGTTATCACAGTTCACTCCGGCGCTGGCCCTACGCTTTGTGATATGAGCGGCGGCTCTCCCGGAATTGGCGGAGCTGCTGGTGCAGCTGATGCCTTTGGTGGAACTGGCGGGGCTGGCGGCAATGGTGCCGAAGGAGGCAATAATGGTGCCCCTGGCGGCATTGGAGCTGATGGCTACGAGTCAGACGGATCGCCAGGAATCGACGGTGCCGATGGGAGCGCCGGTTCAATCCATTTTTAATACTATGGGAAAGGAAACGATAAGAAGGTTGGCGCAGTCGGATACGCCGTCTGCGGTTGAAGTTCCAAATACTTGGGCTGGTCTCATGATCTGGGCTGTTGGTAGATTCGGCGTCGGCATGTTGCTGGCCGCAGCCTCTCTGTATGGCCTTAATATCGTCTATGGCGATAATAAGAATCTGATCAACCAGCAGATGGAAGCTTTTCGTGAGCAAACAAAAGTTAATGCGCAAACTTTGGTTGCGCTCGATCAAATTAGGTCCGAACTTCATGAAGCCCACACCAGGGCTTTATTGGATTACAGTCCTGGTGCTGGTAGAACTACAAGCATCAAGCCAAAGTAACCATCATGAAATACATCGCCATCTTGCTAGCCGCGTGCTCCATCAGTTCATGTGAATTGACTGGAGCTCGTCAGCAGCCCGCCGCATCACCCCAAACCGACGAGTTTGACATCCTCAGACTCCGCATCATGGAACGCATGGCGGGAGGTGAGCGTCAATGAGACCAATCCTTTCATTGATGATAGTGCTGCTCGTCTCCTGCGAGAACACTCGCGTTGGCGATTTCAGCCACACCTCATTCCTCAAGGATGTTGCATTCGAGCAATCAGATAGCGGCGGTTTTAGGTTCGTGTCTAAGACGAGTCCGGCTGCATCGACACTCATTTCGGAGGTTGGCAAGACTGCTCGCGGTTACATTCAAGGCAAGCTCACTGTCAAGACCCTTGAGTCTGTTGAGCGCGTCACCGTCAATCGCGACACCCTCAAGGGGCAGGCCGTGTTGAAGGGAACGAAGGACCCGAACATCATCCCCAAGGACCCCAACATCATCCCGGAGGACCCCAATCTGCCATGAGCTACGTCCCTATCGACCAAACATTCGAGCTGGTGTCATTCGGCATTCAGCTCGGCAAGCTGATCAAGTCCGACCTGGAAGACGGCAAGATGTCCGTCTTTGAGATCATCGGCCTCGTCAAGCTCATTGGACCGGCCCAGCGCGCCCTGGAGGGTATTGAGCAGGTCCCCGTTGAAATCAATGACCTCGACAGCGCCGAGGCCAAGCAGCTCTTTGAGCTGATTCGCATGGCCGTTCAAGAGGACGTCTCCGATGAGAGAGCCAGAACCATCGCCGAGGAATCGCTCGTCGCCGTTCAGTCTCTATTCTCAGCCATCGCCCGCATTCGCGGCATCAACCCACCCCGAGCAGAAATCGTCCCATGAACCTAGCAACTCGCGCAGAACAGTTCCTCAACAAGGGAATCCGTGAAGTCTCAGGCCCATCCAGCCATCCCCAAATTCTGGCGTGGCTGAATCGAACTGAGAAGCTCTACAGCACAGACCTTACCATCAACGACGACACCTATCCCTGGTGCGGCGTCTTCGTTGGCAACATGGTGCTCGACGCCATTGCCGCTGGCGAAAATCTGCCACCACCTCCCAGCTACTTCCAGAGCGCCGGGCGTTGGGTCAAATGGGGCAGTCCCGTTCTTGTCGGCAGCGGCAAGCGTGGGGATGTCGTCATCATGGCCCGCCCAGGCGGCAACCACGTCACCATCATTTCCGAAGTCGTTGCAGGGGGATACAACTGCATCGGCGGAAATCAAGGTGACACCGTCAGTGTCGTATTCTATCCATTCAGCCGCATCACATCCATCCGCCGACCATGAAATACATCATCGCCCTCATCCTCGCCATCAGCCCACTCTTTGGCTCCGAGCTCGACAAAACACTAAGCCGCTTGGCGTCTGCCCCGCAGGTTCCGTGCGTTGCCATCAAGCTGCCGAAATCAGCACCCAAGGATGCCGAGCGCATCTGGGGAGAGACACAGCAGTTCTGGCCTCAGCGAAAAACCCTGACGGTGTCATTCATCGGCGGAACTACCTCACAGCGAGACAAGGCTTGGCAGCGATTCCAGAAAGTGGATGAGCTCGTCAACCTCACCTTCGTCAAGGTATCGTCCAGCGGCGTCATCCGCGTTGCCTTTGGCCCGGTTGGTCACTGGTCGTTTGTTGGTCGAGACTGTGCGACAATTCCAAACCCCCAGCCGACCATGAACCTGCAACTCTCCGGGGGGTTGTTTGGTGATCCGGCCAGCGAGTGGGACCGTGTGGCTATCCATGAGATTTTACACGCCATTGGAATGGAGCACGAGCACCAGCACCCGGATGGCGGCAAGGCGCTCATCTGGAACAAGCCAGCGGTTTATGCCTACTACCAAAGAACTCAAGGGTGGAGCAAGTCGCAGATTGACCAGCAAGTGCTGAACCGTTATAAAGGTGGGTCTTGGAATGGAACGGCTTATGATCCAAGTTCGATCATGGAATACCCAGTGCCGCAAGGTCTGGCGAATATCGTGATCGGCTGGAACTCAAAGCTGTCGGCCCTCGACATCCTCTTTCTCAAGCAAACCTATCCGTGATCATGAGCTGCTCCAATTCCTCTCCATGTGATGACAAACCCATTGGCAGTCAACCTGCTGGTGATTCGTGCAGCCCATGCCAGGGGGTTGACAGCAATGATCTGAACAGTCTGGTCAAGCGACTGCTCGACCGCGTCTGCACGCTGGAGGCGCAGCAAAAGAACTGGCACGCCCTTCTTGAGCGCGCCCGTAATCGACTCAGTGCGGCTGAGCTGCAACTTGCCCGCGCCGCTGCACCTCCAGCCGCCCAATCGGCGGTTAAAATCAACATCTGTGATGCCGAGGAAGTGACCGAAGCTGATGCATTTGCCACCTGCTCAGACGGCTCTGCCGGTCTGCTCAAGCTGACAAAATGCCAGTTCCCCATCGTCAATGACGACAGTAAGATCGTCGGTCGCGACTATGGCCCAACGTGGCTCCAGACCTCGGTGGCGCTGATGACCAACGTCTTCACGTCGAATCAATCGGTCTCCTTGTCATCATACGACAAGCCAGCGTGCGCGAAATTTGCCATCTGTCAGGTCAATGGCCGGATTTCCACCACCACGGGAGAGGGGAATATGGCATTTCAGGCCCATTACCCAAACCTTGGCGCGAAGACGTCAGCCTATGCTATCTGCTCTCATGGCGGCGTTGATCAGATGCTCGTGATCCTCCGCATTCCGATCCTTGATGATGGGACCATCAAATTCAATGTCATCCCAACATCCAATCTGGCAACCAAGACGATCATCCTAACTCTGCTCGGCTTCGAATGACCACTCTCGAACTCCTCACTTTGGAAGCAGCCAGGGCGCGAAGGCAATACCCAGCGCCCATGACGGTTTCCAATTTCGTTGGAGTCGCCACCTTTAAACTGCATTCCGTCATCCGTCATGCATCCGGCCATCAGCTTTCCTATCGCCAGGAGCTCAAGCAGGAAGTCGCCCAGCTGGCGCTCCAGCTTGCGGCCCTTTCGATTCGCCTGATTGAAGATACTCTCGGCGGTTTGAGTGAGGAGTATTATAACCGCAACAACGCCGTCTCCGACGAGATTAAAAAATCATGAACTGCCCACAAGAACCCAATCAGTGCAGCCAGCCGGATCAAACTGGGGGCTGCTGCCCATCGAGCTTCTGCCATCCCGGACTGATCAACCTGCCGGAGCGTCAGCGGCTCAATCTTGTTGGCGTTGAGCAGGGCAGTAAATGCGCCTCGACCTTCCGTCGTGGAGCCACCGGCTTCATCGTTAATGACGGCATGGGCGGGTCTATTCTTACCAATCAACCGATGGTGCCGGTCCCCTACCTGCGCAATTTGATCCTCGGGCCGGACGGAAAGCCGCTCATCACCAGCGACGGTCGCCAGCAGGAGGACGTTCCTCCCGGAGTAGAGAACCTGTTGGTTGCCGACGCCTGCGGCAAACAGTGGCGCTACCATGGCCGACCTGGATTCCGTTCCAGGCTGGTCTGGAATGGCTGCTCCTTCGTGCTCGAAGCTGACCTTGCTGAGGCTGAGCTCGCCGATTTCCCTGTGGTCGCCGACGGCACCGAATGTGGCCACTATGATGCGGTCCTTGTGAATAAGGGCGGCGGCACGTATGGCCTCGGCTATCGCCTGCATCGCTCTCGTCAGCCTGGATTCGTTGAAATGTGGGGTGGTGCTTTGAACACCATCCCAACCGGCTGGCTGATCTGCGACGGTGCTTCCGTCAGCCCGGACGTCTATCCCGATCTGTTCGCCGCCATCGGCTACAGCTGGGGTCAGGATGGTGACAACTTCCGCTTGCCTGACTACCGTGGTCTATTCCCTCGCGGTGCCGACCTCGGCTCAGGCTATGACCCTGACGCCAATGACCGAAGCGCGCGCTTCCCTGGCGGCAATTCAGGCTCAGCCGTGGGCAGCTACCAGGAAGATGCCTTCCAGTGCCATAAGCACAATGTCACCAACAGCCTTGCCGTCGGCGATGCTGGCGGCAGCGACTCTGGAATCAAGTCCGACTCAGGATCACTCGATGCAAACAAAGACCTCCTTGAGATCGGTTCTGCCAAGGAGTCTTCTTGCGGCGTCGTGAGAACCTCTGATGAAACGCGCCCCAAAAATGCCGCCGTCATCATGGTGATCTACGCTGGTTGCACCATCAGCCCATGAACAAATGGCTAACACCCGAAATGCAGTTGTCACTTTTGCCGCTCAAGGAATGAACGGCTCGGTTCATCCAGCCATCCCTCAAATAACGGGGGCTGTTCGGATGACCAACTGTCAAATTAAGGACCAGATGATCACTACAAGGCCGGGCTTTTTTGCTCGCGTCCTTGGCCCTGATGCCGATGAGTTTCGCGGTGAGAACATCCAGGGAGCCATTCATTACAACCCTGTTTACGGCCAGTCGCAGCAGAGCTACGGCGAGAATCGAGATTCCATTGTTATTACAGCTGGCGGGAAGAAATTTCACCTCACCTTTGGCAATGGTGACGTCCCATCCATGTCCAACGAGACAGCTGGGATCGAAAGTCTTAAAGACGCCATGGTGGTGTGGATGTTCCAGGCCGAGAACTACGTCATCGCCCAAGATGGGGCGTCGAACATCTGGATTTGGGACGGCGAGTCTCAGGCGTTTACCAGCCCAGGCTACGACATCAACCACCCGGAGCGATCCAGGCTCGCCAACGCCGCGTCAGTTGGTGCCTATGTGCATGGTCGCATTGTCCAGGTGGTGCTTGGGAGCCGCATTATTGTCGGCGATGTCATCCACAAGACCCGCCTCAGTGACCCAGTGAACGTGCTGGGAATGACGGAACAGATTTACTACTCGACCGGCTCTTACTTTTCGCCACCAAGCAACATGGGTGAGGTGGTCGCCATGGGCATTCTGCCACTGAGCAACACTCTGCACGGCCATGATGACCTGACCATCCACTGCCGCCGGGGCATCTTTTCGCTCAAACTCGACCATTCACCGCGATCCGAGTGGCCTGCCGCAGCGATCTCCAAGCACCTACTGCTCGATGCCGCCGCCACCGGTCCTTACGCCCTGGTGCTCTATGACGGCGACCAGATGTTTCGCTCCAGAAACGGCATTCAGTCCATTCGATCAGCCGCAGCCAGTGCGAACATTTTGGGCAATCCGAACCAGCCAATCAGTGAGCCTGTGTCCGACTGGCTTGATGCCGACTTCCATGGCTATCTAAAGTTTGCCAGTCTGGCCAAATGGGCTCGCCAGCACCGCGTTCTATGCACCACCGGCCTATGGGCTCGCGGCAGATACCGTGGTGGCAGGGGTATCGTCAGCCTCAACATGAACCCAACCGGCTCCGTGTCGCCGGAAGCTCGGGCGTGGGAGGGCCTGTGGACCCTACCGAGGGAGCTTGGCCTTCCAGTTCAAATCATCAACGCTCAGTTCAGCGACAATGACCGCTTGTTTGTGCTGTCAACCGTTCCGAATGAGTGCGATCAGACCTACCAAAACAAAATCCTGGAATGCCGCAGGAACCTAAAACACGACGTTTTGGAGGATGGAACGATCTCCCGCATCTCGTCGCAGGCAATCCTGTCACAATTTCCCCTGGAAAATATTTTCAATGAAAAGACCTTCCGCGACGGGAGAATCAATTTCGTCCGCGTCGAGGGCAAGCTTGATTGGGGCGTCTGGGCAAGAACCTCCGAGGGTGACGCCTGGACCCTGTGGGGAAGGGGCGTGTTTGATGCGCCTGATATGTGCGATACGGGAAGTCAGCTGCTTGCCCCCAAGAGCTACAGATTTTCAGCTGAACTCAGCGATGCCCCCAATGCCATTGCCAAAGGCAAGACAATCCAGCTCCTCGTCCGGTGGAGGGGGTATGCCTCCATTGAGTCTGCGGTGGTGGGCTTCGAGGAGGATACATCTAACTCCAGGCCCACAATGAATTCCGACAAAGTCGTGGAAACAGCTCCCTGTGGGGATTACGATGACTACGAATACACGTCAAACCTGAATCGCTGGGAAGAAATCAAATGAGCACCAAAAACACCAGTCCTCTCGGGCGATTCCTCGCCTCAGTAATAGCCAGCGCCAGCACCACGACTGACTGCATTCCCGACTCCCGCATGGACGAAATCGCCAGACGGCTTGTAGTATCCATCGAAAAAGAGCTGCTCAGCGACATCATCCGGTCGGCCAAGGAGCCCCAGGACAAGTCGAAGGTCTGGTATAACACCGTGACCAAAAAGGTCTATACGTTCGATCTGTCCACCAGCTCATGGGTTGAATCGAACATCGACTCTCAGGCCTGCCTGTCATCACGCATCGGCAACATGATCAAGCGCGATGACTCCGGCTGTCTGTTTTCCATCCTGTCTCGCAGCGAAGAGCAGCTACTCGAACTCGATGAGGAAGGCAATATCCTGATGCGCAATATCGCCAGGATTGAGCGCTTTGATGAGCTCATCGTATCGGATGGAACCGGTAAAGCCGACATCACGATCACCCTGACCGAGTTCACCGATGACAAGGCTGTTATTAATGTCAGCCCTAAGGTTGACCTGGGTGCCAATGCTCGCTGGTGGGTTGACTCTCAGACGACAACTACCGCCGTCGTGAAGTTTGCTGGCCTTGCCAATTCTTCCAGCTACGAAGTCACTATTTCTGCCCAGCAGACAACCATCCTTCCATAATGCCACACGCATCCACCAGAGAAGCCTTGTCATGGCTTGCCAGCGAAACTGGCCGGTCAGTGGAGTCGCATCGCAAAGATTTGATCGAGTCGCTCAATGACGCGCGCCGACTTTTCTACAGCCTGAATAATAAGATCAGGTTGGATTTTCACATCGACGCCTGCTTCACTGTTCAGGAGTTCTATGAGCCATGTCTCACCTGCGGCGGCGAGCCAACGGTCTATTACGGCATCACCCTGCCTCAGGAAATGGAGCAGGTTGAGAGCGTTTGGGTCGGAACTACCCCCATCACCATTTACAATCGCTGGCTCCAATACCAGGATGGCGTTCAGGGCCGAGGCTCGTCAGTGAAGGCGATTGACATCGGCAACGATTTCCCAATTCAAAGCGAGTGGCATCCAAACAAATGCATCAAGCCTGTCTTCATGGCGACCAATCAGGCCGACTGCGGCAAGGTCATCTCTGTCAGCTTTGTTAATGCCAATGGAGAGGATCGTCGTGAAGAGATCAAACTGGCAACAACCGGCGTCTCCACTGTCAGCGAAGTGCGCAATCTCAAGCGCCCCGGAGGGATCGTTTTGCCGTCCAATCTGGTCGGTGGGGTCGAGGTCTATGACTGCCTCGGCGGTCAGCACCTCGGCTTTTTCCACCCAAAGTCCGACATCCCTGCTTTCCGCCGACTGAAACTCACCGGCGTCTGCTGCGGATCAACCGTTCACGTTCACGCAACGCGCCGGTTTACCAACGTCGAGTTTGACTGGGAGGTGGTTGAGACTGACAACAAGCTGGCCGTGCTCGAAGCCATCAGATACCTCAAAATCATGTCCGTCAACTCGTCCGACGCCCAGTGGATTGCCAAGGCCAGGATGCACATGGAAAATCTGATTTCTTACCTTGGCGGCGACAATCTTCGCGACGAAGGTCCAACTACCGTCCGCCACCTTGATTTCATCAAGGCACCAGTGCGCAGATCACACCTCAGGTCACGTCGTAAATCCCACATCTAATGGAACATCGCTTCATCATCTCCGGCCTGCCTCGTAGCGGGACTGCCTGGATTGCAACCTTCCTGAACTCGCTTCCGGGGGTTTTTTGCTGGCATGAATCAGTCCAGTGGGGTGATGAGTTTGACAGCTACACTGACACCTTTATGCTGCCTTACGAGCATGTTGGCGACAGCACCACGGACACCAGCGAGCAGTTTGATGTAATGCGGGCTACGCGCGTTTGGATTCAAAGAAACCCGGATGACTGCAAGGCCTGCTTTCGCAGCAAGATGGGTCCAGCTGTTGATGAATACTGGGACAAGATTCTTGAAATGGGTGAGCGCTGGAAGCGCCAGCACAACCCTCCGGTCGTGATATTCGAAAAGCTCTTCTCCGAGGACAAGGAGGAAGCATTCATTGAGGCCTGCCGCCTTGTCCGTTTTTGCACCGGCAAAGACTTGGATCGAAACAAGTTTCTCAACCATTCGCGGCTGAATATCCAAATTCACGGCCTAAATGAGACCTACTACAATGGAAAGCGCATCATCACCAACCTCTATCCTTGACGCGCTATTCCCCCGTGAAGAGCCGTGGAGCGATGAGCAGAACAGTCTGTTCCTGACGCTGCTCGACTGCCATCGTCGTGCCGCGCTGGACAACAACAACCTGAGCAGCATGGCAGTCAAGTGCTCGGCCAATGGTGGCGCTCCATTCCAGACCCAGGTCATTGCCGGTCTGGCGACGGTCGGCGTCATTCACGCCCCAGTGACTTACGCCCGCAACATCCTATTCGGAGCGAGTTACAAGAGGAATTGGTGGATGAGTATTTTGGCGGACGGCCATCCGGTTCCTGGATTCGGCAACTCCTTCTTCAAGGATCGGATCGACCCGGCGTTTCAGCCTGCCTTTGATGCGCTGAGCGGGGAGTTTCGCGAATACCTGTCTGAAACGGCATCCAACATCTCGTCCGTCAAGGGTTGTCAGCTTTATCCCAATGCGGCCTCTATTACTGCCGCCGTTGCAGAATCACTCAACCTGCCTCTCGGCGCAGAGGTTCTGATCTTTGTGATCGGACGTAGCGCTGGCTGGCTCACTCTATAATCAAACACCATGGGCGTTGTAGCAGCAGCAGCAATCGGAGCAGCCGGAGCCATCGGCGGCGCAGCCATTTCAGCAAACTCAGCCAACAAGCAGTCAAAAGCTGCCATGGCGGCTCGGGAGGCGGCGTATAATCGTGCCCGCGACTATGTCAGCGGCTTGGCTGGAATGGGGAGCGAGTGGCTCGCAAATGCCTTTGGAGACAAGCTGAATCCAGAGGCGTTCTTGTATCACAAGGTCGATCTCACCCAGAGCCAGCTCGACACCATCAAGGGCAATCTCAAGGCCGTCAAACCGGCGACAAAGCTTGCCAACAGGGTGAACGAAGGAATCTGGAACAACGATCTGAATCGAATCAGGACGTTGATGCCTCAATTCGACAAGTCTCGTGACAGCTACATCGGCACCACAAGGATGCTGCAAGAAGGCAAGCTGCCGTTCAGCGATGTCATGGACATCACCTCGGCCACCTCCAGCTCGGCGGCCTCTAGCGGCATTCCAGGCGGCTCACGCAATGCCACACTCAAGGACCTGGGTCTTGCCCGGCTTGACGCCATGGAAAAAGGCAATTCGATGTTCGCCCAGTTCATGCAGGTGGCTCAACAGATCAGTCCTGTGGAGCATCAGATGCGCCCTCAGCAGATGATGTTCACTCCGCAGGAACGCGCCAGCATGGACATCGAGCAGGCCGCGCTCGAACAGCAGGGAATGGCTTCGGCTGAAATGGCTCGCGCTATGCCGGACCCGGCCCAAAATGCCCTGGTCAATGCTCAGATGGGCGTTGAGATGGCGGCGATGGGATCGCAATACATCCCGTCCGCCGGTGGAGCCATGCTTGGTGCTGGTGTTCAGCAGGGGCTCGGTCTTGCATCCAATGCCATGATGCAGAACCAAGCAATGAATAAGCAGCAGAGCTTGTATGCCCAAGCACCGTCTCAGCAGCCTCAGGGTTATGGCTATGGCGGCGGATACGGAACCTACGGCTACACGTCGAATGTGCCACAGACCATGGTTGTCCAGCCGTCCAACACGACGCAGTTCAATCCAAATTCAGAAATCTCAGGTATGTCGCAGCCCACAATGAGTTACAATGTTGGCGACGGCGGACTTCCAGCCTACTAACAGACCATGCCCTCACTCGTCACACTGGGCTCCGCGCCCTACAATCCCTACAACACTTCGCTCGCCGAAATCGCCCTCAAGGGCATGGAGATGGGTCAGGCGGAGATGAATCATCGCGACCAGCTCGCCCAGCAGGGGGTGGAGAACTCGATGAAGGCATCCATGATGGCGGCTGATGTTGTCCAAAAGAACGCCGAGAACAATTTCAAGGAGCGTGAAGCCAACCGGCTCGACCAGCAAATGGTCTGGGGTCATGCGATTGACCAGGAGCGCCTAGGGCTCGCTAAGGACCAGTTTCAGGAAGGGGTTCGCGAGTTCGATGCAACCATGCCTCTTAGAGAAAAACAGCTGGCCATCGAATCGGGCCGTCTGGACATCGCCCAGGCGGCTGAGACTCGCGCCTCTGAGGAGTGGGATTTGGCCGGTCGGCCAGCGGCAAAGGCCCAACTTGGCCTCCGTGAGCAGGCGATGAAGATTCGTGAACAAGGCGCTCAGGTTGACCTACAGCGGGCTCATTTGATGCTCGATCAGGCCAAGTTTGATACCGAAAAGGGCAAGGGCAGCATTGTTGATTATGGAGCCTACTCAACTGGTCTTGATGATCAGATCAAATGGATTGGCGGCGTCAGTGACTCCGTCTCCAACATGCTCAAAGCAGCTGAGCCGAAGCCGGTGGTTGATGCTTATGGCAATGAAATCGCAGCGATGCAGCAGCGCCAAGCAGCCCAAGGTGGAGCCGCTGCCCAGCCGCGCTCATTTGCTACAGCTGCGGCCTCCCATGTCGTCACCCAGTCCGCCTCCAACCGGAATGCCGACGGCGGCCAGGACAACACCAATCCAATCAGCCTTACCTCCCTGCCTCAAAAGGACCGCGACACCCTCAAGGACGTCTTCTTTCTTGCTCAGCAGGCCAAGGCGGCTGGGCTTGAATTTGGCAACGTCAACATGGTCATGCGCGCGAATCGCGGCGCTCCGAGTGAAGACATAAAGGGCAAGTGGATCGAGAAATATGACAACTGGTCCAAAGCTCTCGAAGCTTTCAGGATTCGAGCCTCCGGCCTTGGAACCATTTCGGGAGTCAGTAATGCCAGAGATGCCAACTCCACTTCCAGGGCCATTTTCAACATCGACCCAAGAACCGGCAGACCGATAGAAAATCTCGATCCGGCGACCGGATTGCCGATAAATAGCCCTTGAGCCATTTGTCCCAGGGGTCTAGGTGTATTGTATGCCTTCGCCATACAATACCGCTGCTGAATTCCTTGCTGATCCTGATTTGGCGGCTCTCCCGCTCGAATCTCAAATCAACAAGGCGAATGAGTTTTATTCTGATGCGGAGAAGAAATTCACAGATCAGTGGGGCAAGTCCGTAACCGGAGACCAAGCCCAGCAGGACGACCTGATGAACGGCATCAGGGGCTTCACCAGGGGGGTTCAGTCGATGAACGACTCAATCCAGGGTCGCTGGCTCTCTAAGAGGGCGAAGCAAATCGCCGACCAGGAAGAGCGTGATCCGGTGAATGTTGCCGAAAACATCAGCGCCCATCTCAATGGCCGGACTGATGTCGGCCTATCGGTCAATGAGCACGACGCGGTCGAGGAGCTGAGGCAGGCCGGAAATGCCGCCCAAAAATACTCCCCTCCGGGACGCTTCAACAATGGCCGTCCGATCAATTACCCGATGCAGGGGAACAATGGTTTAGTTCTTGGTGACGGCGAGATGTTTCGCCTTGGCCAGAAGGTCTATTCGCGGGTGTTCTTTGACCATGACGCCAACGGCCAGCCGATCACCGGAGACGCCATCCGTCCGTCCTACATCGTTGAGCATGGTGGCGATTTTGGCAAAGACCTAGCCAACCTCGACAAGCAGGTTGAGGCGAAGCAAAAGGAGTATGACGTCTGGAAAAAGCGGGCCGACGATCAGGCTAATGCAAAGCCGCTGCCGGGCTCTTCTGGTGGTGAATTTGATGCCGGATCAACCATGGAGGCTGATACGGCAAATCGGCTCGGTGCTGAGCTGGACCAACTCAAGGCAAAGCGCCATTCATGGTCCGGCGGAAACTCGGGCCTTGAGAACTACTACAAGAACGATCTCGAAAATTTGGTGAACAACGACCCGACGTTGCGCCAGCACATTCCCCAGGGATCAAATCTTTTTGTCAGGGCATGGACTGACGCCATCGACTCGAATACTCGTGCAGCGATCTACAACAGCATCGGCGGCATGACTCAAGTTGCCTCTGATGCGTCCGGCTTGCTTGGTTTCAAGGATTCAAAAGAATCGCTTCACAAAACGGCATCAGGATGGGTGTCAGACGCCAACGAGCTCCAGACCAACCCTCTCGGCGCTAATCAGTTTCAGGCCCAGCACCCGCTTGCTCACGCCGCCCTCAGCGAGCTTGGTGGCGAACTGGCGCAGACCACGGTCGAAATGTCCCTTGGTGCCGGAATCGCGAAGATCGCAGATGTCACCGCTGGGACCATCGCTCGTCGAGCTGCGTCGAGATTGACCGCAGCTGGTGCAGTTAATGCCGCCGGAGCTGAAATCATGAAGGCTGAAAAGCTGATGCTCCAGGCGGAAGCGAAGGCGCGTCTTGTCTCAAAGTTTGGCCGTGCCATTGAACCCATTGTGGATGCGTTTCCTGGTGCCGCCGAGGAGGCGTCCAGCGTCATCACCTCGATGGACAATGCTGACAACATCAGCAAGCAGGCTGATGCCATGGAAAATGGAGCCAAAGACATGGAAAAAGCGCTCACGGACTACCGCAGCAAGACCGAGCTCCCGGACCAAACCTACATCGCCAACCAGCAAAAGGACATCGACTACAGGAAGGAGCAGGCTGAGAAGCTTCGCGAACAGGCCCGTGCAACCAACGACAACGGAGTTGCTGCATTCTATACCAAGATGGCAATCACTATGGCCACGGATGCCATCGGCTTCGAGTCGATCATCAACAAGGGCAGGCCTCATGGTGAGAGCATGAATTTCTACATGGCCAGAGCCACTGTGGCGAAGGCTCAGCCGTCGCTGCGCGGAGCTGCCCTGAATGAGGCGGCAAAGGCCCTCCAGGAGGAGACGGCGGCAAAGGTGCAGTCTTATTTGAAGGGCCGTGGATTTTTCGACAAGACGTTCGATGCATTTAAAGCGGGCAACGTTGAGGGCCTCACTGAGGCCGTCCAGGACGCGCTCAATACCTCGGCTGTAAACGACCTCCTGCATGAAAACAATGACAACAGCTGGGGGCAGCTTGGTCAGTCCTATCTTGTGGGCTACGTCATTGGTCACGCGCTGAATCATGTCACCCAAAGCATGAGCCAGTCTCAGCAGCGCCAGATCGCTAATTCAATCATGGATCAACGCCGCGAGGTGAACCGTGTTGCGGCCTCCGTTTCAAGCAAGGTTGCTGACTCGATGGCTCAAAACACCTCGGAAATCGACGGCTTTGGCAAACCGGAGACGCCGGAGAGCGTGGTTCGAAAAGATGGGGCGACCGGCAAGTATTCTATCGTGGACAGCAAGGACATCCCTTCCGAAAACAACCCCAACGGATTCTTTGGTCATCTGCGCTTCGACAGCCAGGAAGACGCGATGAACTTTGCCGACCGGCGCTGGGAGATGGCATATCGAGCCACCATGAAGACCGACATTCGCAACAGGTTGCAGTCGTCTTCGCAGGCCACATCGGGGACCTTCGACACAAAGAACTGGTCCGGCATGGATGACCAAGAGCTGAGCACGCTCATGGCTGTGGTGAATTCGTCGTTCGATTCAATCGCATCCAAGACCGGCGTTTCCAAGGAGACTCTGTTTTCCGCCTTCACCCTCTCCCAAAAGGGCAATTCTCCCATCGACCTTGGCAACTACCAGGATGCTAAGGTCATTCGCTCCAATGAGGCTCCAGACGCCCCGGAGGGGAATGCTGTGTGGATTCGCCACAATGACGGTGCCCGCTTTGCCTTTAGCCATGCTGACAATCAGTGGAAGCCGCTCACTTATGAGAAGATGTTCGGTGCCACCAAGGAAGATTTCACCTATGCCGCAAAGAAGGTCATCGACGGCCTCAAGACCAACAGCGCATTTGCATCTGCCGACAAAATCGACATCGACGCATCATTGAAAGAGCTTGAGCGCTTTTCGAAGGGCAAGATGGAGTCGCTTCCAGCCAACCCCCTTGCTCGTGCCGCCCTGCTCACAACAGCACGTGCCATCGCATCACAGCGCAAGATCACCGGCGAGCGGTCGAGGCAAATCCTGCTCCAGGAGACCCCGGCGGCCAATGTCGATCCATCACAGCCCGACATGGAGCGTGACATGCCGAAAACAGAGGGCCAGCTGAAAGCCGAACGCCACCGCGAGATGGTGTCGAAAGCCATCACTGGGGTGGCCCCTCAGGTAGCCCCTGGTGCCGAGGTGAAGGATTTCACATCTGAAATTGTTGGCCCTCCAGCACCGGAAGTGAAGCCAGCTAATCAGCCGGAGGACACCCGTTTCCTTCCAAAGTCAGCGGCAGACAAGATCACAGCTGCGCCGCCGACCGTCAGTTCGCTTTCGACCAACACCACCGTCAAGAGCGACCGAAACGGCTCGTTCAAGCCGAAGTTTACCGAGGTCAATGGCGAGGTCAGGATTGATGAGCTCAATCCGCCCGCCATCATGAAGAAGTATTTTGAGATGCGCTCCGGTGGCGATGTCATGGGAATGACCAGTCCATACGCGCTTGTCATGGGCATGGCTGAGGCTCAGAAGATGCTCAACGATGACCTCAGGAGCGGCATGTCTGAGGCGGAAGCCAATTCGCCTGAGCGGCGGAAGCAGCGCCACCTAGCAGTGATTGAGAAGCTCAAGGAAGCCGCCACCAAGGGTGAGTTCCAGGAGGTTGAGATCAACTCATCCAACCAGGATGGCGACTCGTTCGTCGCTCTTGTTGATGCGAATGGAAAGCGCATCCCAGGGAGCGTCAACGCCTACCGGATGAAGATGTATGGCGGATACTACGATTCCACAAAGGGTGACGACGGCTCGGAGAATTCGGAGTTCATCAAGACCTACAACATGATTGCCAGCGGGGTTCGATTCTCGACCACTCGCAATGTCCCGGCGGAATTCTCCCCCGGCGCTGGGCAGATCGTCTTCATCAACAACCCATCTGATCCAAACAAGGGCGCGTTTGCCCTGGTGACAGGCAATGAGTCCCTTGGCGACATGTTCGACAGAATCCATGAGGAGATGAAGAACAAAACCTCAAAGCCAAATAAATTTGAGGCCGCAAAAGGAGTTGAGTCCAAAAAGACATACACACCAAAGGAGGCATACAACGCCGCCTTTGAGGAAATGGCAAAGCGTCTCGCTGCGTCCGAGGGATACCCGCTCGCCGTCGCTCGAAGCAAGATTCTTGAGCAGAGCAACTGGCGCTCCAAGAGAAACATCCGGTTCCTCCCCGTGTCAGCCAACTATGCCAGGGTTCGCATGATGATGTTCGGCCATGAGATCACGTCCAGGATCGCTGAGAATCTCGCCACCAACATCTCATTCAACCGGGCGAAGGAAGGCGCGAAACGCTCATCCATGTCCATGCTCACATCGCCCATCGACAGCGGCGCTTCGCCCGGCCTCATGACCGGCCAGGAGGTTTTTGATGTGCTGGTATCGTCGTCCGAACAGAATCAGGGCGACCCATCCATGTCCACATTCAATGACATGGTTGAAATCATCTCATCGGTTGTTAATCGCGCCGGGAAGCAGGTTCTCGATGGCGTTCGCATCAATAAGGGTGCCAGCCACGGGGAGGCCATTTCCGCCATCTACAAGCATGTCGTCGATGCCGAAGCCAAGCGCGCCGATGCCATGAGCATCGCGGCCAAGAGCGTCCAGGGCGTCACTGCCAAGTATTTCAACTCACCGGCGGACGTTCATAATCTCATCACCTCATTCATGGGGAGCGATGGCGTGAACTACACATTCAGAAACGCGGAAGCCAGGGCATACATCGCCTCTGGCAACTACCGAATGACGTCGCTGCTCGATGGCGAAACAGTTCAGATTGGTGATGACATTTCCAAGGGTGACAACCGCATGTCCATTCAGAAGAAGGGCAAGGACGGCAAGATGGTTGACGGAAGCAAGGTCGGCGTCTCACCGAAGGACCCTGGAATGCTTATCTTCGTCAACAAGAACACTGGAGAGAAGTCATACTACATGCAGCAGACGCAGACTGAGACTCAGTTCAAAGGTCAGCGCCGCTGGGTGAAGATGGACACATCATCACAAAACCTGATGATGCCAACGAGCGACATGCCGCAGAAGACGGCAGAGGGATCGCTGGCAAAAATGTTTGTCCTGGTGTCCGAATCCCTTCGTCAAGCAGGCCAAAAAGCCCCCTGGGGCGTCAACCATCTTCCATCATTCATCAAATGGATCACCTCGAAAAACGGCATCAATGAGCTGTCCGAGCTGATTCCGAACTTCCGCGACTTTGAGGGCGGGTGGATGAAGGATATTGCTGGCGGCGGCAAGAATGGAGCCCAGAAAGCCCGAATCGCCGATGGTCTCTACCATTTCTACAATTCGGGCAGGAATGAGATTCTCAATCGCATGGCTGGCCGCATCCCTGGGGCCTCCCCGGTGCGCGACTCATACGGAAATCCGGTCAACCAGATCGACCAGCGCGCGTCCCTTGATGAGCGCGGACTCAAGCCCATTGATGAGCTTGATTTGGGAGACTCTGACTACCAGACCTATTTCAGTGGAGGAATGTCAAGAATTCCGGTTCAATCGCCGCTCACCGAGCTCTCAAACGATGATAGTGAGAACTTCTATGGCTCTACTCCAAGGGCCGCGCAGGATGACTCAAATCAGTCGCTTCACTCGGAGATCACTTCCGGCGAATTCATGGCAAGCCTCTCGAATGATGAGGCCTCCATTGGCTCCACCGTGGGCGCTGAGGATATTTTCTCCCTGTCGTTCGGAACCGACGGCCAGCGTGACGCTGCGATTGTCAGGATCATGTCTGCCATGGGTGTTTTGCAGCCTGAAAGCAAAGAAAGCGCTGACGAGCTACAGAAGCAGTCGGAGGCATACAACAACGCCGTCAACGTCTTCAACTCGAACTCTGCCGACATTTCCGCAATCGAGCAGCAGATGCAGGATGTCCGTGCCGCTGGCATGGGCCAGACCGAAGAGGAGCGGGCAAAGGCTATTGCCCCTCTCGAAAAGGCATACTTTGATGCCATCTCCAAGCTATCCACCGATGTCATCAACACCGGTGCCGAAGGGACGGCCAAGATGCATTTGTCATCTGAGGCTGGCCAAAAACTCACCACCAAAGAAGGCATGACCATTGGTGAGTTGAAGTCCGTCAAGGAGGAGGCTCTGCAAGAGCTGCGCCGCAAAATCGACTCGCTGCGAAACGTGAAGGCGACATCAGTTCACGACATGATCGCGAGCGACACGTTCAACTTCCCGACCATCCAAAAGATCATCGACGAGCTGTCCAATACGCCGAAGCAAATCGACAGCTACAACCGGATGATGAATGAGCTTCGTTCGATTGCTGACAAGCGCAGGGAGTCCGTTACTCTTGGTGACGTGGCAAAAGCAAGCGCCCTGGCCAGCAAGATCAAGGCGCTTCGCGCTGAGATTGAGAACCTCGGCCTTGCCATTGACTCCGCAGGCATGGGGGACCTCTACGGCGACAAGAAAATGGCCACAAAGGTCATGAATGAGATCGTTGGAACGATGTGGTATAAAGAGCGCGTCAAGCCAGCCTTGGACGAGTTCTATGCCCTCCGCGCCGGAATCTCCAAAGACGACCTTCCATCCAATTATGATGAGCGCATCGACAGTCTGGTATCCGATCTCGGCGTCATGCTCGGCAACACGCGGGATGAGATGAAGAAAATGATGGCCGAGTGGGAGTCCAAGCATGGCGTTCAAACCATGCTCAACGATGGCCCTGGTGGTGACGGCAACGACTACAAGGGGCATGATTATGTGAAGATGCTGGAAGACATTCCAGACTCAGAGCTGAACAGCAAAAACCCCATGGCGCTGATCAAATTTTCATGGGCTACTATGAAGAGCCGTCATGCCAAAAACCAGCTTGGCATCAGCCCCCGCGTCGGGGCTGCTATCGGGCCCCAGTTTGCCAGGGGGACAAAGTTTAACATCTCCCGTGCGCTTACTTATTCCCTGCTGCCAGATGGATGGACGGCCCCAATCAATGTCCCCGTTGAGTTTCGCGAAAACGAAAACGAGTCTGATTTTGAGCGCCAGCCAATCAACCGCGCCCGCTTTGCCCCATCGGTGATGACTACCCATGACGGCCAGCTCGACCGACAGGGCCCAGCTGCCGCGTTCAATACTCCGGGACTAGTCCAGGCTCGCAAAGAGCAGCCAGGGCCAAACAATCCCTTGGCACCAACGAAGCTGAGCAAAACGATGTTCGATAGTCGTGGAAACGCCATTGATGCTGACAGCAGCATCGAGGGCGGTAGCACCATGGATCAGATGGGCGCAAAGGTTGCCGTCGAACTGAGAAACAAGACCGGAGAGGTCGTTAATTCCATCAACGATGAAATCAAAAGCATCCTTGAGGGCAATAGCGACCTGCCAGCTCCAGCCGTTGATGTCTTGAAGCGCGCGATTGAGCAGGTGAATGCCATCAAGAAAGTCGATGTGAGCACGGCAAAGGACGAGCCGCTTTACGGACCAACGTGGGACGCATCGGTGAACTCGCTGACCAAGGTCGTCCAGGACACCGTGAACAAGCTTGGCAAAATGGAGGACTCTCCATCAGCCATGAAGGCTGCTGAATACCTGTCGATCTTCTCATCGGTCGGCCACGAGATCGCATTGCAGGCAGCGAACGCGGGCGATTCTGAGGGGGCAAACCTGAATCCAGGCAAATACACTCGCGGTCTGCTCGATTACATCATGCCAGCAAAGATTGGCGGCGTTTCAGTGTCAGAGCTCGCCCGGATGGCTGAGGAGTCGATTTCAAAAGTCGATAGCGCCCTTGAGCGTCGCGACCTGAGAAAGAAGTTCTGGAAGGACGTTTTCAGCTCCACCACCACCACCAGGAATATGTGGCACGACATCTCTTCGGAGCTGTTCAAGTCGGGTCCTAATGGCATCATTGTGACCGACTCCACCAATGTTCAGGACTCCCATGAGCAGGCTCTCGTTGACCTGTGGTCTGAGGGTTTCAATGCTAACCCGCCAAGCGGCACGCTTTACAGTGATGACGCCGCCAACGTCAACCAGTCGGCACCGAAGAACCAGCGGGAGCCTCAGAGTGTCGTGCGCGGCTCAGTTGCTCTGCGTCAGAACTCATTCACCAAGCTTCCGATCATCGACTTCACAAAGGGCAAGGCGACCGCCTCAACGTTCCTTCATGAGACGATCCACTGGTTGCGCATGATGAAGCTACCCGGAGGGCAGGATTTGCTCACGGCCACGCTTGGGCCTGACGGCACCAAGGACCTGATGAAGTATGCGACCAACAATGGCCAGATCGCTCCGGGCAAGGGCGGCTACAAAGGCAAGGATGGAAAGCTCCGCGCCTGGAGAGCCGTTGAGGAGCGCATTGCCGTTGGTGTGGAAAAATATTTCCACATTTCCGCCTCGCGGTTTGCCCGTGAGTTTGGCAGCGCCGCCAGCCCAATCGCCCGGCTTGCCCAATATGTCCGCAATGCATGGACCTACATTTACGGTGAGCAGAGCCACTCCCTTCCGCCCGAGGTCATCGCGTCGTTCGATGAGCTGTTCACCGGTGGTCATTTCTCGTCGTCACAAGTGGCGCAGTATGAGAAGTCGAAGACCGTTGACATGATGGACCCAGAGGCCATCAACCAATACTTCAAGGCTCACGGCTTGAATCCGCTCGACGGGACAACCATGACGCAAATCACTGCGGCTGCCACCAACCCAGAGGTCGTTAAGCCGAGCAAACCTGCTGGCATGTCGGGAGCAATCATTCCGACTGACAACATGGGCAACACCCCTGATGACAGCAGCACCGCGATGGCGGCTATTGATACCAAGGGCGTCTTGCAAAATGAGAACTCACTCATGGGTGTTGATGACCTCTCGGAAGATGAGATGAAGGCTACGCCTGACATCGACCCGAACGAGCTTTTCAGCTACACCCCTGTAGCCACGCCGCGAGCGACATTCACTCGTAGCGACTTGATGGAGAAATACGCCAAGGCTGACAGCAGCTTCACCGCCCGCATGATGAAGGCCATCATCAAGACCGGATCACGGCTCGTCTTCCATGGAACCGCGCCGTTGAGCGCCGGTCAGGCAGTGATTAACGCCAAGAACCAGCGGGCCATGGTTGAAGGCCAAATGACCCGTATCCTCGATGAGATCAACAGGGCCGTCGAGGGCGCTGTCTCCGCCGCTACAGGGCCATTCAGCATGTCCCAAAAGTATGACGTTCGCTCAATGATCAACAAGAGCATGAACGACTTCCTGTCGTCGCCGTCAGCCGCCGTCAGGCACAATGCCATCATGGCTCTCACCCCTGAATGCCGCGTTGCTGCGATCCGTGCTCGATTCATGATGGACCGGCTGTCAGACCAGCTTGTCTATGAAGGCATCGCCTATGGGCCGCTTGCCGCAACGATCCAGGCAAACCGGTTCTGCTACATTCACCGGACCTACAATTTGCCAAAGAGCATCACCGGCATCCTGGAAGCCAACAAGAGCGCAAGCAACTGGCACCTGTCCTGGATTAAAGACCCGGCTAACGCCGCTGTTTACAACAAGGCCATCCAGGAAATGCAGGCTCGCGGCATCGCTACCAGCCCTGATGACGCTCAGCAGAAAATCGAAAACATCATCACCTCGATTAGCAGCGCGCCGGTCAATGCCGGGTCCAACCCAATTACATCCCCAGGAGGACTGAGGGACCGGACTCTTACTGATGAGATGGCCACGATCCTCTCTGACCTCATTGGCACAGAAACGAATGCGCAAAAGAATTTTGCCAACACGGTCTATGCCATCAACCGGCTGCTCACCAACCATCGCATCGAGGCCTCGATTCGAGACGACGGCCTTCGCAATGGATACATTGCCGCCGCGAACGATCCAAATGCAGACCCGCGCCTGACGGCCCACTTCCATGGCGACAGGGACAGTGGCCATGACCCCGTGTCATCCACTGGAAACCGTCAACGAGCACCCATTGACACCAACGTCATCGGGGCTGTTGAGGCCATCCCGCTTGGGCCGCTCTACGGATTCAAGACCTCGCCAGAGGTGGCTGAGTGGTTCAACGAGATGTATAAAATGGAGATCGGACACCAGGACACCGCCGCATTCTTCGAGACGATGCGCAAAATTAATGGCGTGTGGAAGGTGGCGAACACTGTTTACAATCCCACCAGCGCCATGCGCAACGTCTATGGCGCATTCATGAGCTACATCTCAAATGGCCATCTTTGGTCCGGGTTCGCCCGTGCCTCGAAGATCGTCATCGGCCAGGAGTTCGGTCATACCAAGTCCATTCAAAATGCCTTTGGATCAGCTGAGGTTGACCGGCTCAGGTCGGTTTTCGACCGTCTGGTGTCGATTGGTGCTGCTGAGCCTGGGTCATTCAATGACATGATGGACTTCAAGAGCAACGTGCATGAAAGCCGCAACCTGTTCCTCGGCGGCGTGATCACAGCGCCATCCACCACGGACAAGGCTTTGAATGAAGCCGGGGTCAAGAGCAAGCGGGCCGTCGCCGCCATCCGAAAGGGCTTCACCCGCTTCTATATGTATGGTGATGCCTACTTCAAAATGGCCGGTTTCTTCGCTGAGCACGACTCCCTGTCCAAGGCTTTTCCGAATGCCACAGCTGACCAGCTTGACCGCATGGCAGCTGAGCGCGTTCAGGCATGTATGTTCTCATTCGAGCGCGAGCCATACATGGTCCGCAACATCAAAAAGAACGTGCTGGCTGGGAACTTTTTCAGCTTTGGCGTCGGCCAGTTGCGCGCTGGGATCAATAGCATCTCCACTGCCATCAAGGACATCAGCGAAGGGTCAGCCAGACTCAAGCGCGGCGAGTCCGGGGCGGCGTTCCAGATTGCCATGGGAAGCAAGCGGCTTGCGGGTATGGCGGCGATGACCATCGGCGCTAAATATGTGGCATCCGTCCTCAGCAGTCTTTTGGGATGGGATGACGAAAAGATCAAGAAGGCGAGAACATTCATGCCCGACTTCGACAAGAATGGCACGTTGATCTTCCTCTCCGACTACGTTCCGGGTGAAAATGCGCGGTATCTGAATCTGAGCAACCTGCTCCCGTTCAGCTATGGCCATGACGCTGCCGAGAACTTGGTCAAGATCATCCCTCAGCTCATCCATGACAGCATGTATGGCGACCCAGCTATGGCATCGCGTAGAATGGACGAGCATGTCTCCAAGATGGTCTGGCAGTGGTTTGCCCCATTCCTGGATGAGTCCGCATCCATTAAGGCCTTGAATATGGCTATGCGCGGTGTCGATGAGTCCGGCAACAGCATCTACGGCTCCGACCAGACCAACCTCGAAAAGGGCAAGACGCTCGTGAATTCGATCATGCGCCTCATGGTTCCTGGAGGCGTCAAGTCAGTCGCCAATATGGGCCTGCTGGACGACGGCACCGAAGCCGCCATCCTTGGCCACAATGTTCGAGACATGCCGCTCGGCTACCAAGCCGCCTATGCCCTCGGCTTCCGCATCGGTGATCTGGACATGAAGCTCGGCTACCAGCGGGCTCTGGAAAAGACTCTGAGCATTCAGGCTGATGCCAAGAGTATCTTTGCCCAGACGCTCACCAAGACCACGGGCAAGCTGTCTATCGACGACGCCCTTCGGGCTGGCGACGCCGCTGAAAAGGCGACGTATGAGTCGATGAAGATGTCGGGCTCCGTCGTTGATGACGCCCTCGGCCTCGGCATGAACCCAATCGACATCATCCTTGGAATGAAGGATGCCCGGATTGGAAGCAGCGGCTTTGGGACAACGCCGTCACACAAGGTTCGCCTTGAGACTCTGCTCGGGACAAGGCTCGGGCCGTTGGTGATGAGCAGGCAGCAGCTTATCGGGATCGAGCGCGGTTCGCTCAAGGCTAATGACCCGACCCGCTGGGAGGCGATTCAAGAGCTCGTCCGGCGCGGATACATCACCTTTGAGAAAGGGCGCTGACCTTATCAATAGCCCAGCCACTCTTGGTGAGCTGGGCGAACCCCCATGCAAACATCGGAAACGCAGCCAGAGCCTCCTTGAACGCGAGGATGCTCCTCTGGTTGTGAATGAACGCACCCTTCACTTCCCACAGCTCTACGAGCCCACTGGGGTGGAATACGGCCACGTCCGGCGTGTAGGAGCACCCGCTGGGGAGTCGCAGCGTGATCGGCTCATACTTCACCACACTGCCCTCAGGGGCGGTCCGGCCCACATACTCCATCCAAGCCGCCTCCGTTTTATTGGGGACGGCTTGTCTGGGTATGCGGATTTGTGCCTTTGGCTCAGCAGGTGATCCCTGCTCTACCTTGGGAGCGGAAGGCCTTGTGTTTGACCTCCCACCCCCAAAGAGCCGCTGGAACTCGTCAGCCTTCATGCGGTTTTGTTACCGTAACGATAGCCGCGAGTCATGTTGACTGCCTCTTTGACCGCGACTGCACGGCCAATATTGATGCCGTAACGACCTGCGGTGTCGAGGACTCGGATGATGACGTCAGCCAACTCCTCTTCGACGCAGTTCAGGACCGGCAACCCAAGCTCCTCCATCTTGCTCGCCTTGTCACAGGGAAGCCATTGATTGTTGCGACGCCACGCCTCCCAGAATTCGGAGACCTCGCCGTGGATATTAGCGGTGGTGGTCTTGGCGAATTCAAGGTCGCTCATGCCGTCGTCATGCCAGCCCATAGCCTGCATGTCGGAGTGAATGAGGTTCTTGAGTTGGTTCAGCATGTTCACCTGATCTTCGCTGACAGGTGTGCCCTCTACTAATGGTTGTTCTTCGGGAATCATGGATGTTGATAGTGAAAATTTGCCCAGCCGGTGGTTGGTGCGGACGATCAAGGGCGTGACCGTTAGTCGGGCCAAAGGAGCCCTCCGCTACGACACTCTCGGTAGTCGTGTCGCAGTGGTTACTCGGACTGATCGCCCCGCTCGCTGACGTTCTCCTTCAATGGAGGGGATTTGGCAGCATCGCTGACGCGCGCCAAGTCTTCACTTTCGACAATCTTTCTGCCCTCGGTGACGAGGGATGCCCATGACCAGTTCAGGCGCTTGGCCATGGCTCGGATGACAAGATAGAGTTCCAGCTCGCGGTCGGCTTTTTGGATGCCGGTGCGATCCATCATTTCACGGGCCTGGGCAGGCGTGACGTCATAGCCAGCGTGCTCCTTAATGAAGGCGACAACACCGACGGTGCTGAGGTGCTTGACGACGTCAGCCTCGGCTTCAAGGGTGCAGCAGCAGTTGTGGTAGTCATGGTGGGACAGGCGATTTGGTGTTGCTCTCATGTGTTTATTTCTCTGAATGATGTTATCTGCTCGATGTATCTCATCTGAATTCCAGGGTGGCATCTGCCTCCCCGGTGCTTGGCGATGATGACCGAAGCGTTTTCTGGGTCGTGAATATGGTCCCGATGAAGCAGTTTTGCCACGTCGGCATCCTGCTCAAGGTTTCCTGATTCACGAAAGTCGTGTAGTTGCGGTGCCGGAATGACGGTGCGCTTGAGGTCTTTGTCGAAGCGGCCTTCGACTCGTTTCAGCTGGGCGGCGGCGGTGACGCTGACCTTCAACCTGCGGCTCAGCTTTTTGAGCCTGCCGGAGATCATGCCAATCTGTTCGTAGCGGTCCTTTTTCGAGTCGATGTTCACCAGTTGCAGGTAGTCCACAAAAATGTGAACCCTGCCATGCTTGGCGACAATGGCGGTGGCGTGGGCTTCGATTTCGTCAATCGTAATGTCGGGATTGTCGTTGATCCACCAGAGCCATTTCTTCATGACCTTCTGTGCCTGGAGGATGTTTTTCATTTCAACCAAGGACATGGGACTTGCACGATAGGCGGAAATATTGACTCCCGACATGGCGGCGAGGATTCGTTCGCGGTATTCGTCAGCGGTCATTTCGGCAGCAAAGATCAGCACCTTTTCATTGCCGGAGCATAGGCTCCGGGTCAGGTCGCCGATGAAGGCTGTCTTACCCACCGATGGCCTTGCCCCGATGAGGTAGAACTTCGGCTGGTATCCGTTGAAGAGCAGGTCCAGGCGGTTGAACCCGGTTGAGGGACCGAGCAACGCGCCTGGGTTCCTGCTCCTCCATTCGATGGTTTCGTTGATCGAGGCGAAGGACGATCCGACTTGCATGTAGCTGCTGTCCTGTGTGACGAGTCCGATGGATTTCGCCTGGAACGCAGCAATCGAGTCGTTGATCGGGATCGTTCGGTCGTGGCACTTGTCGTAGGCCTCCCGGCAGATGGCCGAAAAGCTTTCGCGGAGGCTCTTTTCTTTGAGGAAGTCGATGGCGTATTCCATCGAAATGTCGGGGGTGTCATACGCCTTGAGCGCGGTCGCGGTCGTGATTGCTTTTTCACTAATCCCAGGAAGGTGAATCACCGCAGAGAGGGACACTTGCAGTCCATCAATGAAGAGCTTCAACAGTCCGAGGTAGATTTCGTCATACGGTTCGCCAAACAGCTCAGCTGTCACTTTGTTGTTCGCCAGCCGCTCTGGCTGGCTGGCAAGCAGAAGGATCAGCTGAGACTCTATGGCTTCGCTGTTCATTTCGGAAGGTCCAACTCCGGGTTGAAGTCGTCGCACCCATCGCAGTGAACACCGCGCTCCTCACTGGTCAGCAGTTCGGATTGGCAGTGAGGGCAGCGGTGAGACGGTGTTGGGATTTCATCAACAATCTCAGCGTCAATGACTCCCGGAGCCTCGTCTCGCTCACCGGTGTCCCATGGCAGGGAGAACTTGTCAGGGCTCATCACATCCTCGGGACACTGATTTCGCTCGGTCAATTCCTCGCGATACTGCTCCCACCGGTCCAGGAGCTCGACCCGCGAGACGCCAAACAGTTCATACTGCTCGTCGCCCCACTCTTTCATGGCGACGCTGGTTTCGATGAACTTCCTGATGATCTCGCTGACCGGCTCACGGGTGCGGGCCTTGACGTTGTATCGGCCCTGGATTTCGCGCATGGCGGCAGTGAGCTTGATGCGGTTCCAGTCGCTCGGATTTGCTGAGACGGCTTGAAGCAGCCTCACGCGGTCGTCATTGAACTTCGGCATTTCTTCCAGGTTGTCGGTTGGGCCGGAGAATGACGTGACGGTGACGTAGTGCATGGTGCCGAGGTTCGGCATCTTGAACACTTCGTCGGGGAGCACGGCGACCATGCGGGGAAGCTTGGACAGCGTCTTCAATGACTTTCCTGTGATCTCGACGAGGTCCAGCTGCGAGACGGCGTCTTCAAGAGTCACCTCGCGCTCGGCCATGAAGTGAAGGATCATTTGACCAATCATCCGGTCGATGGCGGTGCTGATGATCTGATTCTTCTGCTGCGTGACCGCGAGTGTCACAAAGACGCTCCTGTATTCGTCGTCAGTGTGACGGCCCTGGATGTCGGCTCCCTTGTCGTAGTCGATCTGCAATCCAGTAACTCCGGTTGCCGCGAGCCTCCCCTGGAGGTTTGTGAAATATGGCGCTAGCCAGCTGGTGTCGATCTTCATAATGAATTACATTGGGATGTCGTCTTCGGAGGCGTCGTTCAGCGGTCCTGGTTCGCAGTTCTGCTCAGCAACCTCTTTGAAGGAGTTGTAGTCCGAGCAGACGAGCCGGTAGAACTTCTCCTCATTGAGTCCAACATTTGGGTCCTTGATGGCGATAGCACGAAACTCATCGTGAGCAATGTCGATGGCTTCCTGGGTGATTTTCAGACTCTTGAGGCAGAGCACCACCCGGTCGTAAACCTTCTCCCATGAGAGGCCGTTGGATGCCAGCGCTCGGTCGGCTTTCTCAAGGTCAACCCTGCTGTCAACAACGTCTTTGGTGATGAGGTAGAGCACCTTCTCAGGGTCAGCCTTTTTCTCAGCCTGCTGGATCGCCTTGGCCGCAGCCTCTTCGATCACCTTGTCTGGCTCGATTCCCATCGGCGCAACCAAGCCATCTTTGGATGCCTGGATGTAAACCGTGGTGGCGGCGCGCAGAGCGAGGTCACAGATTGAAATGCTGACATCGTCGATTCCCTTTTCGGTGGTAGCCTTCATCAGCGCATCGGAGCCAACACTGTTGCCGAGCAGCTTGCCCGCGAAGAAGGCGGTCAGATCGAAGAGGCAGTTCGCATGGTCCATGAGCGTCGGCTTGACGAATGGGGTCCGACCCGTCACTCCGGGCTGCTTCACGTCCTTATCCTTCTCGGTTGTTGTAGGTTTTTGCTGGCCGGATTCAGTGATGCTGATGGTGGCGAACTTGTCGGCGACCAGCTTGAACTGAGAAGGCTTTCCCTCCGGGGCGTAGATATTGACCGAAAGGCCGGATGGACCACGGTCCCCCTGGGTGCAGGAGATTTTGATCGTATTCCCCTTTTCCTTCGGGGACAGGTGCATCCCTTCGGCCATGAGTTGAACCTTCACGGACACATCATCCTCGCCAAGAATGACGATGTCCTGGGGAAAGATGCCGTGCTTTTCCTGCGCGGCGGAGGGCTTTGACGGGCGAAAAATCTCAGTGATTCGGCCCTCAATGGTGGTGACTTTCTCCTTGTCGCGAAGGAGGAGGATTGGTGCTAGTTTCATGGACGGTAGTTCTTTTGATATTGCCAGATTTCGAATGCTGCTTGGAAGGCCTTGAATGACGGCGCGTCATCCTCACGAGGCCACAGATGGACGTGGGGCTTTTGAGCCTCCATGGAGTTGATGAAGATGGAGACGCGCTGAGTCTCCGGTTCCTGAATTGATGATTGGTAGGCGTCGGCCATTTGGTAGGCTGACAGCTGGAGACCATCGGATATGTAGGCCGAGAACTTGCTCTTGTAAGGCTTTCTCGACTTGAAGTCGATGATGGCTGGACCAACACCCTTGAGGACCGCTTTAAGGTCAACCCGACCAGCGTAATTTGGTCCGACCAGGGTTTGCTCGGCAACGATGACTTCCTCGATGTTTTCGTCAGCCCACTCAACGAAAGGCATGAACAGCTCTCGAATCGAATCGTCTGCCTGGATCGAGTCATAGCAGAGGTAGTTCTCGATGGCGGCGTGAATCTTCTGACCCTTGTCAGCGGCGTCACGCACCTGGGATTTGGCATCTTGAACCACTCGATCAGCGAAGTCGTCATCACCTTCCATCGGGTTGCGTGGCAGGGTCAGGGCCGCGAGAACAGCCTGTGACTCCCGCCACGCATTGAGCTCAGGGCGGTCGATTACGCCGATGATGTTCGTTGGCGATGGCAGCAGGTTCAACTTGCGCGCGTCGGCTACGGTGGTGGATCGCATTTCGCCTGGTTTCGACTTCATTGGAACCTCGTGACAGGGCAGGCCGTCACGGAAATACCAGTGAGAATTGGATGCTGGAACAAAGAGCTTCATGGTTTGACTACTATGTAAGGAGTGAGGATGTTGTCAAATTTATTTGACATAATTTTTGCACCATTGGAGCAAACATCTTTGCTATCTTCTGCGCTCCATTTGATGGGGATAACGGTCGGGTTGTTCGCGTGGGATCGGATTTCGTCGGCGATTGCCTTTGCGGCGATCATTCCGGCCATATCGTTGTCGAAGCACAGGACCGTGATGCGGTCGGTGCCAATCATGTTAGCGAGCGATGGATTCGGAAGGAACGATGACTGGGGGATGCCAGCAACAGCGAGGTCGGGTCGATTAGGATACAGGTCGCGTAGAATTTGGTCGGCCAGCATGGCATCTGACTCACCCTCACACATGACGAGGTAGCGGGTGACGAATGTGGAAACCACCTTGAAGCGCCAGAGCCCGCCCTGGGGAGAGCCGCTGACCCACCTGGACGACTTGCTCGACTTCATGTCAAAGCGCGCCTTGATCCCGGTGTTGTAGTGGTAGTGCGGATGCTTGTTCACGAACGAAAGCGATCCCTCATCCATCATTCTCAGAATGGTCTCCTCACGAATACCTTTCTCAGCCGCCCACTCCAGGTAGTCTTCGGGGATTTCACAGGCAAAGCTCTGGTCGGCGGTGATGCGCTTGATCTCCGCTGGCTTTTTGTCGCGGTAGGCTTTCAGCATTTCATAGGTGATCCCGTCCTTGGTGATGCCGAGCATTTCACAGAGGCGGCTGATGGCGACCTTGGCACCATCAGGACCCTCCGTCAGTCCATTGGCAAACCGATAGAAATCGACAACATCGCTGCCCGCGCCACAGCCAAAGCAGTGGAATCGCTCGTCGCCTTTGAAGATGCTCAATGAGGGCGTCTTCTCCACGTGGAACGGACAGCAGTTCATTCCAATCTTCGGCTCACCGGCCAGCCCGAGCAGATGCCAGAGCTTGGTGATGGTCGTCTTTTCTTTGATTTTCTCGATGGGGGTCATACTTTGACTTTGATGGATTGTGATGCGCCGCAGTTGCGGCATTGACAGATTCGGTCGTTCTCTGACTTGCGTTTACCTCTCGGCCTGCGGAGCGACTGAATCGCTAGGACTGCCTCGTTCGTGATGGTCATCGTGCCGTTCTCACGCTTCGCGACTGTCACACGATTTACGCCCAGCATGGCGGCAACTTCGGATTGTGTGCCGATACGCTCGCGGGTGGCTTTGTATTCGGCGGGTGTCATGCGGCGTGGATTTGGGCACCCTCCGCGAAACGGCGCAGAATGAACTTCTCGATATTGCCGATGAGTTCCCATCTCGGCTCCTTTTGTAGCAGCGTGCGCTTTCCTTCTGCGATGTGCCACCACTTGACGAGTCGTGGCGAGGTTTCGCGCTCGATGGTGCTGCCATCCGGCAGCGTGGCGATTGTAGCTATTTCTTTCATGGCAGTGTGTAAATTTTCACTCGTTTCCTTAGACCTTGGCAGCGTCGATGATTGACGGAGTGTTCCGCCATCATCTCGATTTCGATGCGTGACGGAAACTTGGCGAGATTTGCTCTCGCTTTAGCCACGCTGATCCCGTGGCTGGCTGCGTATTGTTTCGCGGTTGTCGTCATGGCTAGTGGCTGTATCTGATTTCTGGAGCGTGGCCGCGTGCAAGGATTGCTCGACCCACGTTGGGGTGAAGTCTGACATGGTGATGGTTTCCGTTTGCGTCAGCCTTGCGGACGATTTGCCAGCCGTAGTTGTCGCGGATAAACCGCGCTCCGTTGGCGATCTTTTCGAGTGCTTCTTTCGTGTTCATAGTGTCGGAGATGATGATTAGACCAAGTGTGGGAACTTTGCGGAGAACTCGGCTTTCGAGTCCCACCATTCAGGCTTGTCGAAGGTGATCGTCGCGCCGTATCCACCATTGCGGAAGATGTAGCAGGCTTCGCCTTGCCGAACTGTGCTGATGCTCTTAATTACAGCAGGCCGTTGATGTGTTCCCCGACGGTTATCCCATCGAGCTTTCCTTCCCGAAGAATATTGACCAGCGCC